AAAATCCCATTAATTCCTGCCTTCGATTTGAAATCAATATTCGGATTTACAAAGGCTGCTATTGTGCCAGTGATAAAATCCACTACCATGGCAATGGCAATTAATGCCAAGACAAAAAGCACTCTACACTCCTGTGTGCTTGTGCAAGTCCTAAAAAAATCAAATACATATGTTGCTGTCATTTTTGTTTGCTCTCCTTTATCTATTGTTTATTTTTTATTTTTTATTTTTTATCTCCAACTCCTAGAAACCTCATACTTTCCCTAGAGCTTGTTCTCTTTTGGTACTTCCTGCGTTCTTCATCTGTTACAGCATCTGATATATAGAATGCAGTGTATAGTACATTTTTTAACTCCTTAATGTCAGCGTGAGAAGTAAAGCCAACATCTTTAAAACTAAATTTTGCGTTTATAAGCTTTTGCCTTTCGTATGATACAGCTTCAATGTTTCCAAATACAGGCTTAATAGCCTCTATATAAAATATATTGTACTTATTCTGGACATAGGGTTTGGTGTAAATATCTATATCAAAATTACCCTGACCTTTATCCTTAAGAACCACCTTTTCAATCATATCAAATGCTCTACGCCCATCACCATAAGCCCTGTCAAGTGAATTACTAGTATATATGACCCCTGAACACTCTCTATCGACCCCACCTAGTTTCCAGACAAGTTCTCTACCTAGATAGACCTCAATGACTTGTTTTTCTCCTATTTTAATATCTTTAGTGTCTTGAATCATACTAACTCTCCTTCACGATATACAGAGTATTAGGGTCTTTACTATTTATCTTGTATTCATTTGGAGTTACAATCTTTATTTTAGGGTCATGTTCGTGAGCTTCGTAGAATTTCATCATATTTGTTACTGCTCCGAACATATCCATAGTCGCTTCAGCAGTACCCTTGACATAATCGGTAAATTCAGTAGGCACATATATTTCTGGGTGCTTGTTGGTAAAGTTGCTTAGAGCATCTATATCATAGCTTGACTCTGGAGCAGACTCGTCATATGTAAAACCTAAATCATTAACTAAAGTTTTTCTTTCATCATATTCATTGGCACTATATCCGTCTTTGATAAGCTTAAAGAATTGTTGATTTTTTCCTAATCTACTATTTTTTACCCTGTGTGCCAAAGAGCATAAATATATAGCATAGTGAGTTTTCATTAACTCATAGCCTTTGTCCTTACCAATAGGGGAAAATCCAGAGATTCCTAATAATATTCTGACATCATAATCTTCTTTAGACATATAAGCTTTTCTATGCTCTGAAATGATTGATTTTAAGTCTTTAGTCATGTCTATAGATCCCCCTTCTTGTAAGTAAGGGAACGTACACCTTGCTATGATTTGACGCATCCATCTTTCTCTATCTATCTGCATACCATTAGGTGCAGTGAGAGCTACAACCTCTCCCATAGCATACAGAGCTGATAAATCAATCCTAATTTTTCCTTCACACTCCATTTCATCAAGTTTTAAAGGAGATAAAGAATTTAAGTATGAAATTACTGCATCGAAAACTTCTTCCTCTACATATATCACAGGCTCGTCTTTTAGCAATCTATATATACTTTCTTTGCTACCATCGAGGTAAGTATTATGCTTTTGTGTTATTGGAGTCCCTTCTACATCAGTAGCAGATGATAAGAATTGCATTAAAAAGCCTATGTAGCCTCCGTCTAAAGCCTCCTTATAATCTGCATCAGGGTTAAGAGCTATCGCAAAAGTCGCTAAGTCTAGTTTAATCTTCCCTTCTGGGACAATCTCTCCAGCCTTAGAAACTTCTTTAACCTTATTGTCAACATACTCCTTAGATACTATGTCCAAATCTTGTTCTACTAATCCTAATACTTTCATTTTTTTTCACCTCTTATCCAATCACTATGACCTTATACTTGTCCTGTTCTGGAGCTTTTGCAAAGTTAATCTTTACATTGTTCTCATCTGTTAACTCAACATCTGCCAATACTTGTGAGAATGGAGCAGTATTCTCCCTAACTGCCACGATAACATCTTGAGTGTTTAGGTTGTGATTAACTGTAAAATCTTTGTTAGCACCATCACCAATAACCTTGACAAACTTATCTGTTTTCTTTCCTATTTGAGTAGTTAAAGCTTCTGCTACACCCTTATTAGCCTGTATCAAATCACCTAATTCCTTAAGAGTGTCATAAGCTTCTCCAGCACCATTGATTAACTTATTGATTTCAGCAGTAGTAAATTCTTTAGCTTGTTGTAGAGCTGTATTTGCTTTATTCTGTGCTTCTTGGTCTGTAACTTTACCAGCTAAGGCAATGTCTAAGCCTGTAATCTTATTTGTAGGGATAGTCTTATCACTAGCTATTACACTATCTACTATCTCGTCTGGAGGAAGCTTGTCTTCTAAGCCATCTATCTTATTGATGTTGATTTTTGAAGTTCCATCATTAATCTTAGATACGATACTAGTCCCATCAAGAGCATTAGCTAGTCCATTGATTCTTTCAGCATTGATATTCTCATTGCCATCATTTATAGTGGCTACTATATTGGCAGCACTAAGCTTAGCTGCTAAGTCCTTAACCTTATCTAGGTTAATTAAGCTATCACCATCATTTATAGTGTCAACTATACTGACAGCTGTAGGTGATGCATCTTTAGCATCCATAGCCACCCACGCAGACCCTGTATAGACGTATGCTCTCTTATTCTTGGTATTGTAGTAGATCTGTCCAGCTACAGCCTGCGTTGGCTCAACTGCTACTGAGTGTAAGACTGCTTCTAGTAGTTGGTTTTGATTTGCTTTTAGATTCGTAAGTAAATTCATATTTTACCACCTTTCAAAATTTATTAATTTAAAATAGCACTTCCTGAAAATTCATAACTAAAAGTTATAGTTAGTTCATTTTCTGATAAGTGCTTAATATCTCCTATTACCTCATTGCCACCGCTATCTATGATCGTTACGGATGGTATTTTTTTTAAGTTGTGATTAATATTCCAGGTCTTACTGGCCTGTATTTGAGTGTGTTTGTAGCTTTTATCCAGGACAATATCACCTGTTGAGTCGTCAAATT